GAGAACGCGAAAGAGCAAGCGGAGCGCGACGCGATGAATGCCATCGTGCAGGGCGACGCCGTGGGCTTCAGCACCGTGGTGAAAGCCTTTGTCAAATCTGAGGTCACTGGGAAGAATAAGCCCAGGCCCATCGCGAACCACGGCGAAGTGCGCCTGTATGCGTTGGCCAAGGTGGCGTTTATCTTCGAGCACGTGATGTTTGACAAGCTGCAAAAGTCTTCGATCAAGGAGCGGCCGAAAGCCGAGGCGATAGGCGAGATCCTGTGGAATATGCACAAGATGAGGGAGGGAGCGTTTGTCGAAAACGATCTCACCGCCTTCGAATTTGGGATCTCCGAGCCGCTCAAGCAGATCGAGCAGAAGGTTTTGCGGCATATCGGCGGCATGATTGGACTTGAGGACGTCGGACAGACGCTGTTCGACCGCGTGGTGGATGACCGCGACAAGTGCGTAACGTGGCAGATGAAGTACCGCGATGCGACCGGTCAGACGCAGAAGGCGAAGATCAAATTGGGGCAGACCATGCGAGAGAGCGGCGACAGAATTACGAGTTCAGGGAACTTCTTCCAGAACTTGATCGCTTGGTTCTCGTATTTGGTGGACCCAGACCACGTGAGTGACGCGTTTGACTCACTGCTGGCGTTTCGCGGCGCCCGCATGTTCTACGTGTCACCACGAGACAAAAGGATCGCGAACGTGCGCGGCTGCGACAAGCGAAAGAAGTATCTGTGTTGTCTCGCTTTTGAAGGGGACGACACGTTGGGTCGTTTCGAGGAGACGCTATGGCCGATTAATGGCGACCCATGTATGGTAGGAGCGTTTTTCGAAAGGTGGGGGTGGCGTGCAAAGTTGGTGTGGAAGCCGCTTAAAGGCGACACGTACGTGCGGTTTGTGGGCTACGAGGCCCTCATCCATGACTGCCAGGTGGTTTACGAGAATGGCAAGCCCGTGATGACTCCTGAGACGAAGAGGTTTCTGAAAACAAAGGCGTGGACGGCTTCAACCGTGACGCCGCAGGAGCTCAAGACGTGCATACGCATTTTCGCGGCAACGCTTGCGCAGGGCTACGTACACGTGGAGCCCATGCACGCCTTTCTCAAGGCGATGTACGACGACAATGCTGGAGGCGTGGACGTAGATGCGTCCAAGGTCAGAGAGTACATCTTGGCGGCAACAGGCGAACTGCCTGAGCACAACCAGGTTGTGGCCGCGAACATACCGTTCCCCCATTTTGAGGGCGGTTGCGCGTACAATTGGAAGCGGCTGCTCCGCGTTGCAGCCGGCGAGTTCCAGGATCGCGAGTGGGCACTGATGTGCCATATCGGCACCATGCAGTTGCATGGCGCCGACCTTGCCACCTCTGTCCCCGCCACCTGGCGGGCGTAGCAAAACCTGAATTCATTTAGTTTCACCCCGCCGTAGGCGGGTTCACACGTGAGCATTTTCAGCGGGCGCTTTTGCGCAATTACCCGGTGGTTTGGCACAGGCCCCGGGGTCGTACACTAACTGTTGGGACGTCCGCGCGACCAGCAGGGATGACGGAGTGCTGCCGGTGTACGATGAGTTGGTCCAGGTGGCTATTATCCATGCTGCTTGGTAGGGCACGCGGGGGGGGCGCTGACGCGCACGGAGAGAGAGAGCGCTCCCCTTGGCCGGGACTGTGCCTAATTCCACCCTTATGCCTCAGTAGCCGGGGCTAGTCCGGTGAAGAGCCTGGGCGCGCAGGGATGCGCGAACGGTGAGGGCGCCACACTACCCGCACGCGGCGGTTGCTTGCTTGGGAGGGCAGCGTAAAGTGTGGATTGCGTCATGTGAGGGTCCCGAAGCGCACGAGTACCTGCGAGGGTTGGATTGGTTCGTTGCGCTCAGCGCACAATGGCCAACCCACATGTGGGGAAATTGCGTGGATGTGCCGTTGGGGTAGCACGCCCCGGTGGCTAACGAGCGAGTACGAGGCCGCCCTTGGGCGCGCGACCATCGGCGACGCCAACGATCGAATTAGCGGTCGTGCGTCGATGGTGTCAGCGCGCGCTCGGGCGACGTGCAGCTTAGGCATGATGCACAAATGGCAACGGCGCGGGTTACGGCGCGCCATACCGCGGTTTGGGGACGGCCCCCCAGCACACGTGTGTTTTGCGACGCCAAAGCGCGGTGCCCTGCTAACCACAGGGTGCCGTGTGGCGGCTGAGTGCATGCGTCCGGTTATTAGACCGATGAAAACTTTTGCTTTAAACGCGAGCTTAATTAATTGCATCCCACACCTGCACCGCGCATTGCGGTTGATGCATAGCTCTCCAGGTGTAAACTGTGTCTGCTCGCGCTTGCATGGAAACCAACCTATCTCAGGTTGTCGTAAGGAGCTGCAAGAATGTCACTCACGAAGCGAGGTATGAAGAAAACATTGGCGAAGGTCAGGAAGGACCTCAAGCTGAAGAAGACCTCGAAGAACCGGAGCGGTCGAACGGCCGCGACGATAGTGCTAGCCCAGGGGGCTGTAGCACCCCCACGGAAGAATTTTGGGACGCGATCGGCTGGGAAGAAGTCGAATCCATCAACGTTGGCGAGGTGCTTAGATGCGCGCGTTCCGCGTACGCTTGGCTTGCCACGTGCTGTAGCGCCATACACCGTGATTCGCACTACTAAGATGCACCGGTCAACGTCATCTGTGCTCTTGTTCGGGACGTTCATGAACGAACAAACTGCAGGGACTCACTGGCGCAATTGGTGCGGTATCGAGGCGGTTGACAGCTCGTTGGCCATCGATGCGGCCGACAACACAAAAGCCATCACGATGGAAATGTCCAGCATCGGATACGGAGCTTGCTTGGTGCCATCGGCAATCACCGTGCAGGTGATGTGCCCTAAACCACTGCAAATAGCAGGCGGGTTGTTCGCCATGTGCCGCGTGAACCAGAACATGGACGTTGGTGGTTCAGCACGCACGTACGACAACCTGCGCGACACGATCATTTCGTACTTCTCGCCTAGGATGCTAACAGGAGGAAAGTTGGCGCTGCGAGGTGTGAAATGCTCCGCCGCTCCGATGGACATGGGCGAGTATAGCGACTTTTGTCCGCTGGAAGCTTCCACCGACCACACTTTCACGTGGTATTCGGCTACCGGAAGACCAGCTGCTCTAACGCCGATCGCATTCGTGCGGGATGCTGAAAGCGCTGACGAACCCATGAGCTTTATGATTACCGTTGAATGGCGCGTGCGGTTCGATCCTCAGAACCCCGCTGCCGCTAGTCATACGCACCACGACACACTCAGTGACGAGGCCTGGAACCAAGTTCAAAAGACGATGGCCATGGCAGGTCACGGAGTTGAGGAGTTGGCTCAAGATGCCACTGAAGCCGGTGCGATGGGATACGGCGCTTTGAAAGCTCTGGCGACCGTCGGCGAGCTGGCAGTCTGAATGCTCTGATAAGACTATGGGGTGGGCGTGCGTCGGTTTCGCATGCTGAATAAAAACCTGCGATAGGGGTTGACGGTCGCAGGGCTCTGCGGAGTAACTAGTTGCCGGGCTGTTTTCGG